TACACCTCTAGTTGAAGAAGAGAAACCCATAATATTAGCAGTACCTGCCACTAAATCTCCAAAATCAGTAGTATTTCCTGTAGTAGATATAACTATAAATTGTATTACATTATAATAATTTCCATCATCACCACCATAAAATAAATTTCTTGGAGATGCAGGAGTTGCAGAAGTAGCAGAGGATTGAACACTTGCACCAAAGGCATTTATAGCAGATGCTCTAACATTATAAGCTTCATCATTAGTAAGAGAACTTACAGTTATAGGACTAGAAGAACCTGAAGCACCACTCTTTAGGCTTGTCTTATTATTAGCTTGCCAACCCATACCTGCATGATTAGTACAGTAATAGTAGAGGGTATCAGGTGCATCTGTAGCTAGAGCTATTTTTGTAAAAGCTCCTGCACTTCCCGGAGTACCACTTGTTGTTACACCTGTAGTATACTCTGATCCACCACCATGAGTTCCATTTGCTGTTGTACTAAAACGAAGAGGGTGTCCAGAGTTTGAAGAATCACTTTGATCAAAAATATAAGTATGACCTTTATACAAAGTTAATGTAACATCTGCTGTTGCTGTAGATCCATCAACTGCAAATTTATTAGTAGATCCTTGATTATAGTAAGGATGATTAGAAGGATTACCTGAAACAACTGTAATAGTATACGTTGTATCTTCTATAGGTCCTGTTAAAGCACTAACAGCATATCCTGTAATATCACCACCACCAACATCTGATGGATTAGTAATAGTAACAGTAACTGATGCATCACCTGCTGAAACACTTATGGTAGGAGCATCAGGTGCTCTAAGCTGATCAAAGCCACCTACTAAGCCACCTTTTTTATGTACACCCATTAACTATCCTTATGCGTCATCTATTTCTTCATATGAACAAGTAGCAGATAAATCACCTGCAGTGCTTGCTTGTATTTTAAGAATATCACTTTCTACTAAATACAAACCCATATTCTTGTCAATAACAACAAGGGTTGCATCTGCAGGAACAGAAATAGTTTTTGCTATATAGTAGTCAGCAGAAGAACGAGTAACCCAAACGTCAATCGTAGCTGCATTTGTACCATCTATATTAGCAATAATTAAACTGTTTATTTTTAATAGCTTGTTAGAAGCACACGTTAACAAACTTACTGCAGAAGCTGCTACATCAGCATCAACAGCCGTTTTTCCATATATACTACTAACAGCTACTACATTAGGTTCTGCCATTCTTTCTCTCCTTTATCCAAATACCATTGCCATAGCTATTGCTTTACCAGTTGAGGCTGCATTATTTAATTGTGTTTGTATGTTTGATGTAACACCATCAACATAGTTTAATTCAGCAGCAGTTGCTGTAACTAATGTACCACCTAGTTTTAAACCATTAGATGTATCATGGCTTGCAATATCAAAATCAAAAGCACCATCTGCAAAAGTAGTGTTACCTGTAATTGTAATGGAAGATCCGTCTGCTGTCAAGCTATCTAATGCAATATTTCCAACATTTGTGATATTATTATCATTAAATGATGTCGCACCTAGCGATACTGTGCCTGTTGCAGTTAAATTACTTGAGCCAACATCTATATTTCCAAACCCTGAAGTAATACTTCCTGAGTTTAATGCACCTGTAGTTACAATAGAGGAACTACCTGCTACTGCACTAAACACATCTCCAATAGCTGTGCCATTAATAGTAATAGCATCTGCTTCTAAAGTACCATCTATATCTGCATCACCACTAATATCTAATTCTGTGGCTATAATTTTATCGTTAAAGGTTGCTGCACCTGCTGCTGCCATATCTATATCAAGAGCAGTAATAGCTGAACTACTATCAGTGCCTTTTATTTTAAAGTTTTTGTCAGCTACACTAACAGTCAATTCAACGTCAGAAGAATTATTTGCTACATCAAGTATAGATGTTCCACCAGATTTAATTGTTACATTATTACCTGCAGCATCTAGTATAATATCCCCACTAGAATCTAACGTAATATCAGTTCCATCATTAGTAATAGTATCTAAAGCAATTGATCCTACATTTGTTACATTATTATCATTAAAACTTGTAGCTCCTAGAGATATTGTACCTGTAGCTGTAAGATTGTCAGAACCTATATCAATGTTTCCAAATCCAGAAGTAATAGAACCACTATTTAATGCACCTGTTGATGTTAAATTAGGCATTGCTGTGATCTCATCATCAAGATAAGCAGCAAGAGTAGTGACAGCAATTTGCTTCATTGTGCCACCATCATTAATAGGTATTCTATCTGCATCTTCTACAGTAATAGCAGATGCACTTGTATCTCCATCAGCCACAGCATTAAGTTCTGTACCTGTTGCTGTAAGACCAGTAACATTATTAGCCTGTCCTGCTACTGTAGTGACATAGGCTTTAATAGATTGTTGTGTAGCGAGTTTAGTCGCACTGTCACTACTGAAGTCATCTTCATCTGCAATGTCTGTAATAGTAACAGAACCATCTGTAAGACTACCAAAAGTTATTGTACCTGAAGTTGTAATAGCACTTGAGCCATTATTAATAGCACCAAAACCTGTTGCAATACTACCACTATTTAATGCTCCTGTGGTCACTAAGTTTGGCATAGCAGTTATTTCATCATCAAAGTAGGCTGCTAGATCTGTAACAGCTACCTGCTTCATTGTACCTGCATCATTAAAAACAACCCTATCAGCATCAACTACAGTTGTAGAAGTAGCACTAGTATCACCATCTAGTATACTTATTTCAGCAGGTGTGGCTGTTACTGCTGTATCACTATCTGCAGCTAATACTACAAGTGTTCCTGACTGATTAGGTAACTTGATTGTTCTATCTGCATCAGGATCAGTAATTGTTAAAGTTGTTTCATTAGCATCTGCTGATGCACCCTCAAACACAATAGCATTTTGAGCATTCATAGTAACAGTATCTACAACTGTTTGTGTTCCTGTAACAGTAAGATTACCTGTTACTGTAAGATTATCACCTATTGTAACCTCTGAAGTACCATGACCTATTGTAATAGCTGTACCTGATATACCTGTACCTATAGATATAGACTCACTACTGTTACCTGTATCAACAATTAAGTAAGCATCAGAGCCTTGTTTAATAGTAAAAGAAGTAGCAGAGTTATCTGTAATAGCTACATTAATATCTGTACCATCTGCACTAATAGAGTCAAGAGCTATGTCACCTACATTAGTAATATTAGCATCACCAAAAGATGTAGCATCTAGAGTAGTTGTTCCTGTTACAGTTAAGTTATCTGCTATTGTAACTTCTGAAGTTGTGTGACCTATTGTTACAGCTATACCACTTGTCTCTGTAGCTATTTTTAATGCACCTGTGGCATTAGTAATAAAAGAGTTAGAACCATCATGGAACAACTGCATATCACTACCTGTACCAAATTTAAACTTATCACTGTCAGGTATAACTAAATCACCATTACTATCTACTGTAACAACCTTAGAAGCTTCTGATGTTCCTACTGTTGTTATGTCTAAAGCATTGATCTCTGCTGTAGTTGCAGTCACACCATCAAGTATATTTAGTTCAGTAGCAGTAGAGGTTACTCCATCCATTATGTTAAGCTCTGCAGTTGTAGCAGTAACACCATCCATAATGTTTAACTCTGTTGCTGTAGCTGTAACTCCATCAAGTATGTTTATTTCAGCAGAAGTAGCTGTGACAGCAGCACCTGCTATTGTTAAAGATCCAGATACATCTAAATTACCATTTAAATCAACTGTTGTAGCATTTATTTCTATTTCTGTGTCACTAACAAGATCAAGCACACCATCAGCAGATTGATGAATATATGTTCCTGTATCTCCAAAATTAAGTCTTCCAGTGCTATTAATTAAAATGTTATCATTAAACTGGAAGTAATCTTCATCTTCCATCCATTTAAGAACACCATCATTTGTTTGACCATCAAAAGTTATGGTAACATCTGTATCTGCAGTTCCATCACCTATTGTAATGTTCATACCTAATAAAGAGGTAATAGGACCACCCTCTGCAGTTGTACCATCATGTGTGTGTCCTGTTGAAGCTGCAAAAGCATTTACAACAGCATTAAGTTCAGCATTTAATGGTGCTGATTTAACGACCTCATCAGCTTGAATATCTGAGGTATTTGTTCTTGTGTAACCTGTACCCATTACCTTAAATCTCCTAATCCATAAGTAATTGTAAATCCCTGTATACTGTGACTAGCATTTGTGTCTTCTGCAACAAAACGAAAAGAAATAGATTTTCCTGATCCTGTAAATTGTGCTGTTTCTACTGGTGATGGATTACCATCAAATACTTGAGTTGTATCATATATTGCTGAACCATATACAGCTGCTGTACCAGTAGCACTAAATGTTACGTTAGAAGGATTAAGAACAGTTGAATCTTCAAAGTCATATACTATACCTAGTGATACAGATATTGCACCCTCTGCACGTAAATATGTAGCCATATCATAAAATATTTTTCTTTGTCTTGGATCTTCAAAATATAAGTAAGGTGTTTGATAAATACTTAATACATCAGATCCTGCAAAAGATGTTCCTGATTCTTGTGCATAAACTTTACCTGTGGAGTCACCATGTATAACTGTTTCTGTTGTTCCTATATATCCACTATCTGCACAAGTAACAGAAAAACCAAATAATGTTGCAAACTCAAAACCAAAACCACCTTGAGGATTTTCTCTAAGTGCTCCTAGTATTCCTACAGAACTAGTTCCTGCAAACATATATCTAAACTGTGACTTTGACCTGATTAATACAGAGGATAAACCTGTAAGTGTTTCTGTATTAATAGTATTCTGTACTGTTTTATGTATCTTCTTAGATACAGTTTCAAGATTAACGTCACCAATCTTTGCAGTACCACCAATAGGTCTAATACCATCTGGTGCTAAAAATAGTAAGTCACCACCTATTTCTATTACACTGTCTGTAGCTAGACAACCTAAGTTATTTGTAACATTCTCTAATACAAAGTCTGTTCTGTTATTACCAACAAGTCTTTTAATATTATTAGTACCAAAGATATAAAGAATATTACGAAAAACTTTTATAGCTACAATATCAAAACCTACATTAATATTACCTGCACCATTTGCAGGAGTAAAGTCAGTTTCAGCTAATGGAGCACTAAAAAATAACTCATCTTTCTTTGCAGGATCACCTGCTAAAAATAAATGATTCTGATAAACTTCTGATATTACAGGATCAGTAGGAGCATTAGAGTCTGTTATCTGAACATAACTACTACCATCATAAGTAGCTGCAGGATTAATACCATCTGTAAGTACAACTTTAGGTGATCCAAAATTAATTCTGGTAAACCTAACTTTACTAACACCAACCATTGTTGGTGAACCTGCACTAGTAACAGCAGTCCAAGCAGAACCTGTCCAAAAGTGTAAATAATTATTACCAGAAGAAGGTTTTCTTGCAGCTAATATGCCGTTATTTATTCCATCTGCTACACATACACCTAATACAGAACCTGTTCCAGTTACTGTGCCATAGGCATTACTAAAACCACTTATTCTTCTATAACCACCCTGTAAGTCAGGTTCATAGTTTAACAGTTTTGTAGCACTACCCGGAAAGTCCTGACCTTGAGATAAAACATCTCCTGTTGTATTTAAGCCACCCCTAGATATAACTTTAAAGGTTTGTAAATTATCTGCCATTATGAACCAAGACTCAACATATGTGACGAAAATTTAGGTCTTTGTATCATTGTAGATTCTACAGAAAGTTTATCATCAAGTAATAATCTACGCATGGCTTTCATACCCATCATAAACTTTTGTTGATGTATTTGAGCACTTTGTTCATTTGATCTAAATCTCATCACATAGACCATAGCACCATCAATAATAATATAATTAAATCTTTCAGGTATAATAGGAACATCATGTGTACTGTCTGTGCCATTTGTTGCAGCTCCAGTAGATGCATTAATACCTAGTGTATTAGGAAACTTATAGTACACATATTCTACTACGTAAGCTGCATTAGGAATAGGTGTAACTCCAAACTTTTCTTCTGCTGTTTGATAAACTAAATCAGGTGCAGTTCTACCACCTGTTCCTGCAGCATCTTCTATTGTTCTATAGTTTCTAGTATAGCTTTCAAAAGATATTGTAGGTAAAGATTTAGCTGTATTAGATTCAGAAGTAAGTGTCTTTAAATAAAAACTATCCCAATCCACTGAAGACATATCTGAAGGAAAATCGTATGTTCCTGTACCTGCCGTTAGTGTTTGGGATTGTGTAGTCTTTAGAAATGGAAACTCATGCCCATCTTGAAGTATTTCTCTTATAGAACTATTAATAGCATCTTTTGCTATCGCCTGAACATTCTTAGCTGTAGCAAATGTATCTGTTGTTAGAGTAACTTCATTGAGCCTACGTAACAATTCATTTGTTAAAGTTAAAAATGTTGTTGCCATAGTACATCCTTGTTTTAGATAAACTAAGAGGGCAAGTTGCCCTGCCCTCCCAATGTTATTTATTAAGCAAGTAGATCTCTGTCTACTTCGGTAGCTCTGTCTACAGCACCATGATCGTTACAATCAATCACGGTTGCGTAAACTCTAAGTCTACCTGTAGCTGCAGCAGCTCCTGCAATCGTACAATCAATTGTATCAGTTGTTCCAATAAATTGAGTGTAAGTTGAGGCATCTCCACCTACGACTGTGTTGGTTTGACCATTTGTACCTGCAGCACAAAAACCTGTAGAGGTTATATCTGCACCATCAATGATGTCATCACCACCACCAAAGTCCATGTCTAATGTACAGCTTGAAGTAAAAGCTTTCATTACTTCAGCACCTGCATTAAGAACAAGTGTTCCTGCAGGAATCTCAAGCATTTGAAAGACATCTCCATTAGCAATAGTATTACCTGCTGCTATAAGAGCATCTATATCTAAATACTCTTGGATTGTTCTTACTACGTGTGTACCTGACTGTGTGGGTATACCTGCAACGACATTAGCACCAACGCCAGTGGTGGATTTAGCTGTTAAATCAAAAGTAGCCATTATTTAATCCTCCCTTAAGCTGCGTTATATTTAGCAGTTACGATAGCTTCTGGACGAAGTATCTTCCTACCGTATAAGTGCATACCACGAACAATGTCAGCAAAGCTGTCAGGGTCACGATATGTTTCTGTTTTACTTAACTGCTCTGCAGTTGCTACAGCAGAACCATGACCTGCAACAAGAACACCAAAATTACTATTCTGGTTAGCAGTTCCTGTTGTTCCCGGACCAGTTCCAACAGCAGGTAAGTTACTAGATACATAAACTCTAAAACCTGCCAAGTTATTTATAACAAGACCATTCTTTAGAGAAGCATCAGCAAAATCAGCATTTACCAACTTTGAGTTCTCATCAGAAAGAAGCTCCATAAACACTGGGTCTATTACAAGCCATCTATCTTGT